GTCGGAGAAGGGTCATGCGTTGCGGAAGTACCCGTAAAAAAACGCAACACTATTGTAGTCAAGGCTGAGGGATACGAAAACGCTCAAATCAAAACTAACCGCCAAATCCGACCCGGCTACCTTATCGGGAATATCGGGATGTGTTTCGTGCCGTATGTAAACTTTTTCGGATTGCCAAGTTTAATCATTGACGCCTGCACTGGGGCATGGTACAAGCAGGAAGAATCGGATTATTATTTTGATTTGGATAAAAAATAATATAAATTGTCACACATAGGTTTTTTTGATTCTACCATTTTTTTTCAAGAGTTTAGAGTAACAACACCCAGTCTCCCCGACTGGGTTTGTTTTTTTCGTATATTTGCATAGTTAGCACAACTGAACTATGGCAAAAACGAAAAAGCCAATAGGTCAAGCCGAGACCGAAACAGAGGCAAAACCAAAGCACGCAGGAGGCAGACCGACTATTTATACCCCAGAACTTGCAAAGCGAATTTGTACCGAAATTGGGCAGTCCGAAAAAGGTCTGCATAGGCTTCATCGGGAGTTAGATTGGTTTCCTGACCCATCAACAATAATGGATTGGATTGACGACAAGCCAGAGTTTTCCTTACAATACGCACGGGCAAAGGCACTTCAAGCGGATTTCATGGGAGACAATGTGCTTATAATTTCAGACGATTCGAGCCAAGACGAAATAATATCTCCCAACGGCAATCGAATCGAAAATCGGGAATTTACGAGTCGTTCAAAATTGCGTGTCGAAACTCGAATGTGGCTAATGGAAAGACTCGCTCCGAAAAAGTACGGGAAGCAGGTTGAGGCTGACACGGAACAAAAAGACTACCAACCGCCTCAAATCAACCTGCATATTTCACCCGAAGCCATTCGTAAAGCATCGGAGGAATGAAACGCAAGCATACATACGACTTCAAGATATACAACGGCAGGGTCAAGATTTATGTGGATGGCTTTGTGATGTTCAGTTTCAATCAAATTGACTTTGTCGGATATTATGCCTACAAGGACGACACCGATTTGTACGGAATCGACTTGTACCTAAATCGGGAAAAAGCCGGTCCGCAAACGATGGAGATATATTTCAAGACCAAAGAGAATTGGCTGAATATCCTGAAACTGCTTGACGACAATATGTAATGCCCGAACTGAACGAAGCACAGCAGATAGCATACTATTCCAGCCACCACCTCGATGCGGAAGAGATTCACATGCTGACGGGCGTTGGAGTGGGCAAAACCTACTGGCTGGCGGTCGATTTGATTCCTGACCTTGCGATACCAAACTCTAAGCATTTGATATGCTCGCCAACATTCGCAATGATGAAGACGGCAACATTCAAGAAAGTTCAGGAGGCTTGGGAAGAGTGGGGACTTCGGGAGGGCGTGGACTATGTCGTGAACAAACGGATGGCAGGCGTCAAACCTTATTCAGGCATATCTTCGGACAAGGTAATCACATTCCGATGGGGGTCTTATGTTGTCCTGACTCACCTCGATAACTACAATGTTGTGAACGGGTCGGAATGGGACACAATCAGCATTGACGAAACTCGAGATGTCCGCAACTTCCAAGAAGCGTTGGACAAATGCCGAGCAAGAACGAGAGGCACGACTTTCAAGAAATTAGGGTTACGCCACCGCATCAAGACCGCCACAACTCCTCCCGACAATGTCGCCTATTATCGGGAATTGGAAAGCCAAGCCAAGACCAGCAACGGACGAATTAAATTAATCCGAGCCGAGTCGTATGCGAACCAACACAATTTAAGACCCGGCTACATTGAGCAGTTAGAACGCACCCTCGACCCGAACTCATTCAAGCGTGAGGTCTTGGGCATGCTCGTTACCAAACAAGAGACCGTCTGGGCGTATTGCTTCGAACATAAGAAGCATGTGGCGGATATTCAGGAAAGACCCGACCTGCCTATATTCGTATCAATGGACTTTAATGTTAGTCCAATGACCTGCATTTACGCACAGCACGACCCAAGCCGAAATAGAATCAGGATATTAGGCGAAGAACGAATCATGAACTCGGATGTGTACGAACTATGCGAACGCATCCGCACCAGATACCCCGATACTGCTCGTCTCATCCTAACCGGTGACGCATCAGGAAGAAATCGCTCAGCCACGATGAAAGGCGTCACGAACTGGAAAGCGGTTAAGGGTGCGTTGAAACTATCGGACGCCCAGATACGCCTGTTATCGTCCAATCCGGACAGCAAAGACACCATTGTGCTGATTAATTCGATGCTATCCAAGCATCCTGACATTGTTATTAATCGAGCGTGTAAATACCTTGTCGAAGATTGCGAAATGATGCAACGGGGAGATGATGGCAAGAAAATCGCCCCAACCAATATGCACGGTCACTTATTCGACTGCTTCATCTATTACCTCTGGACATTCCACCGTTCATTTTTGGATAGGTTCGCAAAATCGGGTAACTTTGCAAGCGTATGAGCAACTTAAAACCAATTTACACCGACGCATCAGGCATCGAGTGGCGGACATTCGAGACTTGGGGCGACATTCCAGCGAATCGGGTAATCCCTGCCGACCTTGCCGTTCGCAGGGCGTCTATGGGACTAACCCCCGACCGACTCGTTAAAGCGTTCAAGGAGATTAAAGACGACCTGAACAGGGGCGATATTGTCGGAGGCTTCTCCAAGTTCGACCAACTCGAAAGGCGGATTGCTGACATTCCAGACGAGTTGCTTCTTCAAGACTTGGCGTGTGTGTTTGTCGTCCATCCTGACGAAGACCCAATGGACTTCGACCCGAAAATGCAACGGGTAAAACTCGAACTATGGGCAAAAGATGACGATGCACGGTTTTTTTTTATTCAGTTGGCAGTACGCTATACAATGGACTTATCGGACATCTCCGACGCTTATATCCGTTCGCTTATCCTTCAAAGGACTTTGATGGAGTCGAGCGACCTAAACACGAGTATCTTTCCCTTAGCCGAAACTGGGCTGACGAATTCAGCACTTTCGTGACCGAGGTGAATCTAATGCACCGAATGCTTTGTAACGGCTTGCTAACCGAGATTAAAATGCTCGAAAAGATGGGAATCGAGGAGTACGCATCGACCGTGAACGCTTGGAAATACGAACTTCACCTGAAACAAAAAAGCGTCAAAGTATGATAGTTCTGGTCTTTCTAATTGGCGTCATTTGTGGTATTGCATTAAGGGAATCAGTAAAGGATTAATATGGGTATAGGACGCAAATTAAGAAGAGGGACGATACGCCCTGTTTTGGATGTAAACGGGAATGTGCTGTTTTTTATCGACAAAAAAGGCAGGCGGATTGACCCGCTGAAACAAATATAAGGAGGTTGCGTTTAAGGGGGTATGATAACAAGAACCGAATACGAAAAAGCATTAAAAATTGTCAAAGAATATAATAGGCAATCTATTTTTGAAAAGACAATTGGTCATTATGACAATGACAAAGAATTAATAAAAAAATCCCCTTTGCATGAATTTTTGTCTATTAGGGTTGCAAATGCTTTGTTTTCTCAAAACGGCATTTATATTAGTAGGTGGGATTCAAAAGTTGAAGATTTATCAAAATTATCTCGAGCCGAATTGTTTAGAATCAGGGGTATAAGACATAAGGCAATTATAGAATTAGAGGCTTTGTGCGAATTGGCTGGGATTAGTTTATTGCCGTAATTTTTTCGTATCTTTGCCCTGACCGCCCGGTCATTAGGCGAATCGCCATACAAAGGATAATAATCGAATTGATATGGCTCAAAATATAATATTCCGTGTAGTTGCCGACACCCAGCCAGCAGTGGATGGGATGAACAAACTCGGCAACGCTACCAATAATACTAAGAAAGATGTTAGCCAATTAGACCAAGCACTTGGCAAAATCGGTACGATGGTCGCTGGTGCGTTTGCCATTGATAAGATAGTTGAGTTTGGCAAAGCGGTATTGAAAGCCACTTCTGAGATGCAGAACTTAGAGGTCAGAATGAAAGACCTTGCTGGGTCAAATGACGAGGCTGTAAAAACATTTGGCGACCTCAAGCAAATGGCAAACGATTTGGGTTTGTCGTACAAGTCGCTTACTACTAATTATATTCAATTTACCAGTGCCGCAAAGGCATCTGGCATGGAGGTCGATAAGGCATCAAGAATATTCAAGTCAATGACAATCGCATTGGCAGGCACTGGTGCAAGTAGCGAGCAGACCAAGAATGCAATGACCGCACTTACTCAAATGA